GGTCCTCCTCATGCTGGGTTTGGTTCCCAGCACTCCCGCGTCTAATACGCGGAAGCCCACCTGAGCTTGATGTCGACGGACTCAGGGCGTCCATAACGCTCTAGATGATTCCTGTCAGCGAATGGCTCTTCGCCGCGTTTAAGGAAAAACTTAAGCAAGGCACCAACACCATCCAGGTTATCAGCCGGGATTTTGTTGACAGCTACAGCGGCCCTGACAAGGGGCTTCTGCAGATCTGGGCACATGCGATGGGTTTCATACCCCGTAAACGTGTGCTTGCCCAATGCCTGAGCCTCCCAGCCAACAGCAGGAAACGGTATAAACCGCTCAACCTGTTGGTCAAGGTACCTCGTGGTTCTCCACAATCCTCGTTTATAGAGTTGGTTGCGGAGCGATACCAGAGAGGTAAGCTCAGGAGCGTCACTCCGTCGTGTTGGGAAAACTCGTCGGGCCTTAATGACTGTTACGTCATGGCCCTTGTAGTAATCCTTTCCGCAAGACTCTCTGAAATAACCAGTCCAGAAAGACTTGCCAGCATTTACTCGGAACCCAAAAGTCTCGAGCTTGCTGACGACAGAACGCACATAGCGCACGGGGACAATGATATCGTCCCCATACGTGCGCACCTGGCCCCGAAACGACTTAACATCGTCACGGGTCAGTGGCCTATTGAGCTCATCTTCAATCCCTAGGAATATCACCGTCATAAAGACAAATGACTCCATGGGAAAGCAGAGAGCCGAACCCATAGACGCGAACTTAGCGAGGCGGATGATTTTCTTTCCGCCACGATAAGGTACAACAGCCTTCCGGGACCGGCAAGCATCCACTGCATCCAAAAGATGCGGGTGGTCTGCGAGCATAGTCCTTACGAGCTGATTCGAAACACGATCTGATGCTTCGCTTAGGTCAAGCGTAGCTAGCTCCCCATAGAGGGAACCAAGGCGTGCCAGCTCCTGGTTAGGAGTCTGGTCGTCCCATCGGACGAAGTGCTTGGCGTTGTCATGCGCCTTTGCAGCTTCCTCAATTGCTTCAAGTACCCCCTGCTGTGCGTATTGCATGGCAGTGGGCTCGATAGCAATTATTCGAGGTGTTTTGAGCGTTTTAGGAACAAGGGTAACCTTAACGGGTCGCTCTTGTCCGGGTTCGAGCCAGTTAATACGATCAAGCTCAGAGAAGTGCCCCCAATGCGGTAGTAAAAACTTCGCCGCAGGGAACACTTCTTCGAGCCGCTCGGTCCACTCGGTCTGATTGTACTTTTGGTTACCCTTAAGTCGATCAGCGGTGGCGCCGGGACCGTGCTTCGGGATGATCTCGTAGTTCGCGACGGAATTATCAACCGTAGCGAAGAGATCAGCCCAGAGCAAGCGGGAAATGCGATGGAATCTCTCAGTTTCCTGAGGTCCCCTCGCAGAGTCCGCTTCTTTAACTGACTTCTCACAATCGATGAACTTCTCAATGGACGCTTCCTCTCGCTCTTTTGTACAGGGCAGGAGGATCTTCGAGAACATCAGCGTAAGCTGGCGTATCGCGTAGATCGCATCCACAGATGGTTCATCGACCAATAGACCAGTTCCACGGTCGAACACAAGATCAAGGAAACCTCCGAGGAATCGGGGGAGCCCGCCACTCCGGGAAAAACCCGGAAAGTGGTCGTGATCTACACGTCCCGCGGCAAGACCTTTTTGGAAGTCTGCGCCGAAGGACGGTAGGGTGATCGTCAAAAACGATTCACCTTCATGTTCGACTCGACTCTGGACCGTTTTAAAGTCCAGAGTGGTGCTGGTGCAACACCAGGTAGCGAGTTCATATGCTACCTCCTGCCAGAGTAACGTAAGGCTTTTCAAGTCGGCTCCTAATATGAGTTCGAGCTTCCATAGCCACGCGTTACAGACCCCTTATGGGTCAGTCCTTGCTAATTCTCGCCGCCCAAGAGCTGCGTGATCTTAGCACCAGAGGAAGCGGTCAGGGCGGCCAAAAAGCCATCCACAAACTGCTTCAGCTCAGTACTCGTGAACCCTGCGATAGGAGCGTCAACCACCAGATAAACACTGTTGGAAAGCTTGACGTTCTGCGCAGGGAGGAACGGGTCTGCGGCAACTTTGGTACTGTCGAGGCGGATTGTCCGTCGGGTTCGCTTGCCATAGGCATGCGAGACGGACAGTCGCGAGTTCCCGTCTGCACTAGTGAATGTTCCGGAATTTACTCCGGAGCTAGTGCGAGGCATGGAAATCGGGACCGCGTTGACAGTAACGGACTGGGGATCTGCGAATGACATGGCATTACTCTTTCGGTTAAGTGAGGCCGTGCTGTTGTAACAGCACTATTGGCACAGTTTCACACCCTTTGTAAGAGTGATCAACTGCCAGCACCTTGGTTAAAGGTGCCTAGGACCCCGGGAAATTCCCAGGGCCCCTAGTATGGCAGACTGACGCCCGTTCAGGGCGGTCATGTCAAAGCCAAAACCAAATGGAGTTGCTCTCCGACGGACCTTGCTTTCAGCAATGACCTTCATATGGAGACCTGAAGTACGCGGACTTCCATCGTCGATGGTTCCGGAGTAATCCAGGGAATAGGATACTTCTGCAGTTTTCTGCTGCATTATATATCCATATCGCATTACTAGGCCGTCTTGTGCGAAGCGTGAAACGTTGTGGAGAACATCCCCAACGTTCCCTTCCCAGTCGACAGCCCAACTCCACGGTGCGAGATTCCAGACGGTTTCGGGCGTAAGCTCGACTCCGAACAGTTTCCTCGCTTCAGCTGCGGAACGTTCCATCCGATCTCTGAGCGTATTGCCCAGATTAAGATGGTAGGTAAAGCAGCCTGAGAACCAGGTTTTGGTCGTGACGGTTGTCACGATCGTTAAAGGTCCTCCCGTGACACTATTGTAAACCTTGTCGCTAATACCCGGTGCGCCCAAATAGGCTAGCCGGTTAGCAGAGACAGACTGAGTGTTTACAATCTCATCTGGAAATGTGAATTTCCGACGCACGTTCTTTCCAGAATCCCGGTGCAGCTGCTCAAGAATCTTGTCAGATTCAATGGCAGCTTTGCCGAATTTCTGAAGATCGGAGACGAGAGGCTTCCAACCAAACTCAACGTTCAAGTATTCTCCGCCTACCTTTCGGTAGTCTTTGAACTTGGACTTGAGCAGATCTCGGCCAATCATGCGGGGTAAACCCGCTTTGAGCTCTCCGATGAAAGTTCCTGCGTCGGCGACTGGATTAGTAGGAACACAACGCGCAATAGCAGTGGTACCCTTCGTCATCAACGAAATATCCGAAGATGGAGTAACCAAAGCTAGAGCGTTAGTGATCGCAGCAGAAGGATCGGAGGCCCATTGGGTCCCGATGTACTTCGCATCTTGCTTCGTCCTGGATGTAATAACCCGGGGCGAGAAGTTGTAAAGTAACTTTATCTTTTGCGTGGTAAAATTACCACCTACGTCAGTCAAGGCAGGCGAGGCTGAAGGCCAAGCATGCCCACGTGACATCGTCGACTCAATTGACGATATCGAAGGAAGAACGCCCGAGTTTTTCAGCGGGCTCCCAACTGTAGCGGACGGTGTCCATACAGTATAGGGGCGAGGCTCCGAATGGAGCAACCGCCTTCTTCTTTCATCCATGATGGTTCCATAAGGTAGTAGGAGAGTAGAGGCATTTGGCCCTACTGGTGTTGTACCAAAGCACCGTGCGCCCCTCGCGGGGC